TTGAAGAAGAACAGATCTTGCAAAAGTTAAAAAAACCTGTTAAACTAGCTAGTCTTAGCGAGCACGATCAATTCAAGATTCAGTATATGATTCGTAAAAGTCTTGTAACTAAGATTGGAATGGAAAACCCTACAGTAGTTGCAAATGAAAAATACCAAGACTAAAAAACCCAAAGAAAAGTTAATCAAAGACTTAGCACAACACTTTGAACAAGACTTAAAAAAATCACTGCCCATTAGTGTACAACCTAACGGCGGCATAGTGTACAAAGATTATTATATCAAAGAAAACAAGCTGGGTAACTGGGGGTTATATAATCGTCATACACACGATGAAGTAAACCAGTACTATCTAAAAACTTGTGCCCTAATGGCGGCCAAGTATTATGACATTGCCCATTTGGATAAATTCCATGAAGTTAAGCAGTTGGATACTCGTTACTGGGCTCACTTCTGCGATACACAAATTTACCGTAAAAACATTAAGACAGCAAAGGATTTTGACAGATACTTAATCCTTTTAAATAAATTAGAGCACACAGAATTTCTAGCGGAACATTACAAGGAAGAAATTTCCAAGATGTTTACGTGGAGTTTTGTATAAATACTAGAAGAAACAGCTTAGGGATACCACCATGCAATTAAGAGAACTATCGAAACCAATCACAGCTAAAACGCTGAATGAAAGCCTAGCAAAGAAGTTTGGCTATAAATTAAACTTAGAACAGTTCACTATGGAACAGTTAAGTGATGTGCAGAATAAACTTCGCACAAAAATGAGTCAGTTTGAACTTGGCGAGAGTTTCGACAGCGTGACTGAAAGCCCAGAATATCAAAAAACACGTCTAATGTTAGACTGTGTTAATCAGGCAATGTTAGAGCGTGAAGTAAGCGAAGGCTCCGATGAAACTCAAGAATACGATAAAAAAATGTCAGATAAAAAAGCCGATACTGTAAAGAAAGGCATGAAAAATAATCCATTCAAGAAGAAAGAAAAGCCAGTAGAAGAAAACTATGTTAATGCAACTTTCCGCGAAAGAGCACAGGCACTTTCAGTTCCAACTAGTTGGATTGACAACGCATTAAACAGAATTGATCTAGGTGAAAGTGATGCTAATGAATTAAAGGCAGAATTATTAACACGTTATGATCTAAGTGAATCACAAGCTAGCTATGTATTGCTAGAAGGCGAAGAAGACAAGGCCGAAGCCATTATGGCAACCAAGGATATGATCGATCGTATAACTGGCTGGTATGATGATGTTGCTCAAATGAAAGCTGAACAGCTTTTAGAACTATTAGACTCCATAGGAGACAATTTTGGCAGCGATGTCGCACAAAAATATGAACAAGCAGTTAAACCAGCTTTAGAAAGTGTAAGTCAAAGTTTAGAACAGGCACGTCGTGGTTTAAATCAAGGCTTTGCTCTAGTATCAGGCAAACAAGCAGACACAATGGGTTCAGATGCAGGTGGCGATATGCCTCCAATGCCAGGCGGTGAGGAAGGTGCTCCAGACATGGGCGGCGATATGCCTCCAATGCCAGGTGGCGAAGAAGGTGCTCCAGAAGCAGGCCCAATGCCAGGCAGTGACGAAGGACGTATGAAACGTGAAAGCATCGATTACAGTCGTCGTTTAGGTCAGTTGTTAGCCGCATCAAAAAAAAAATAATTAGTGAAACGTTAGATCCGTTACATCAAACGCTATCGGATCTAAAAGCCAACGCAGATCGCCAAGGCAATACAGAAACAATTAGTTGGGACGCCGTTAACGAAATTGGTCGAAAATACGGTGCTCCCCAACTAGACTATGCTAGATTCAAAGCTCGTTTTGAACCTACTAATCAACAAGATCCAGTAGCACAACAGGATAGTCAAACACTCCACACTCTAGTACATCGTTACGGTCCTGATGGAATTACACTTAACACAGCCACTATGGATCCAAAAGGTCATGAAGGCGGTGAAGGCGAAAGCGAAGTGAGTAAAATGGCAAACCGAGCTACTCAAAAAGCTATGAAAAATATGTAAGTTAGTGTATACTAGCTACATGACTTTACTCAAAGAAAGGTTTAACTACACACCTATCAATAGACAAAGTGTAGAAGGCAAACGTTTATATGCTCTCCCAGATGGAACTAAGGTTCCATCGGTTACTACTATATTAGACAAGACTAAATCGCAAGATAAGATCGACGCTCTTAATAATTGGAAAAAGAGAGTAGGCGAAAAAAAAGCTCAGGAAATTGTAATCGAAGCAAGTGGACGCGGTACTCGCATGCACAAGTTCCTAGAGGACTATGTTAAACAAGGTGTTATTAGTGCTCCAGGGTCTAACCCATACAGTAAACAAAGCCACGCAATGGCCGAAGTTGTTATTCGACAAGGATTGTGCAATGTAAATGAAATATGGGGAGTAGAAGTACCCTTATATTATCCAGGCTTGTATGCAGGTACAACAGACGGATGCGGGTTGCATTTAGATGACGAAAGCATTTTAGATTACAAACAAACTAACAAGCCTAAAAAAGAAGAGTGGATTGAAGACTATTACTTACAGCTAACAGCCTACGCATTAGCACATAATGAAGTCCATGGAACTAATATACGTAAAGGTGTTGTTTTAATGTGTGTTAGCCCTAAAGTTAATGAACAATTAGAAATGATAGATGTTCCTGTTTATCAGGAGTTTATATTAAAGCCCGAAGACTTCAGTTTTTGGGAGAAAAAGTGGTGGGATAGAGTAGAACTGTACTACAAACAGAACTGATAAATATCCTATATAGAGGATATTTAGATGGCCGTTTATCAAATTAGCCGCATACAGATACGTCGCGGTCAAGCAAATTCAGGAACCGGATTACCACAATTAGCTAGTGGTGAGATGGCTTGGGCCGTAGACACTCAAGAACTTTACATTGGTAGCGGAGCCGTTAGCGAAGGTGCTCCCGCAGTAAGTAACATTAAGGTTATCACCCAGACAGATTTATCTCTCACTGGTAACATTCTAAGTACGATCCAATATATCTACAAATACACAAATTCTGGTATTAATACTGGAATAACAGCCACCGCTCCAACATTACAAACATTAAGTAGTAAATTAGATTCTATAGTATCTACAAAAGATTTTGGTACTGCCGGTGACGATGCAACAGATGATACTGCGGCATTACAAAGAGCTATACTTCAATTATTTTTAAATGCCGCAGGTCCTGCTTCATCTACCAGTTCTAATCGCGTAGTACTTAATATCCCAGCGGGCACTTTTTATATTACTAGTACAATATACATTCCTAGCTATGCAACTATCATTGGTGCAGGCATGGATAAAACTATAATTGACTATCATCCTCCACAGATTACTATAACAGGTAGTATTGCATTTGGCGGGGCTTCGTTGACTACGACTTCAGCCAACTCTGCATACAATGGATATTTTATAACTGGCCCTGGCATTCCTAATGGTACAACCATTACTGGTGCTACAGCTGGTACAAGTTTTACTTTAAACAATCAGTCAACTGCCGCAGAAACAAACGCATCATATATACTAACATATCCCGGACCAGCAGTTCAATTTGTTAATGATAGTAGCAGTATTGGTTCCTATGATCCACAAGTTTCACAAAGCATTACACAGTGCCGACAAGTCATTATGAAAGAATTAACGATTCAAACAGCAACAGGTAACAACACACTGATGCAGATGAACAGCGTTAAGGACAGCGTGTTTGAACATATTAAACTAATCGGTGGATGGACTGGTAATACAACCAGCATTGGTATCAACATGACCGGAGTAACTAATCTAGTTACCTGTACATATAATATTTTTAGAAATATTGTGTTTACTGGACACAATTATTGTGTCTACGACAGTTCTTATGATATTTCTAATAATATATTTTCTAATTGTCATTTTACAAATTCCTTCCAAGGTATATCTCTAGGAGCCAGTTGGACTCAAACTGCGAATACTCCTAACGGTCCTTGCCAAACAGAAATAATCAACAGTAGATTTTATAATATTCGTCAGCAGGGTGTATACATTGGTGCAGGATCTGGAAATATGACTAGTGGTTGTATTTTTCAAAATGTAGGCTGTAATGGAGGTGGAAATGCTCTTGCACAATATCCACAAGTATATTATGCTTCATATGGTAATAGTTCATTTAATGACCAGTCTGATCGTTTTAATGACTTGGGCAATCCTAATCAAGGAACAGCACCATACGCACTTGTACCATATGTTCCTGAATTTAGTGGACATGTTCGATACACATCATTTGGTGTCAACAAGTTATATCTAGCACAAACTACCAGTGCTTATATTTCTATAATTAAATTACCATTTGCATTTCTAGCAACACCTACATACAACTATACCAGTGGAGCATTAAATGGTACATCTACTGGACCAACTGGTAGTATTGGTTATGCTATCGACTATATCTATAATAGTTTGACATCAAATTATACAAGACGTGGTACTATTAATATCACTGCCGATGCTGTAAACAAAACAGTGACCATGACTGATGAATATGATTTCACTGTGACAGGTAGTAGTAATTCAACTACATTAGACTTTGCTGTTGGCTTCGTAGACTATTCTGGTGCAACCACTACCAATACTCCTTGGACACTGGTATTGAGTTATCAAAATACTTTTGATTCAGGTAATTTGATTTTTTCATACACTTCTGTAAGCTAATCAAATAGATAGATCTTTCTAATAAATGCGTATATAATTACATTTGTTATCGAGATAATAGCATTTACACCTCCGCAACCTATTGACTTACAATATCTTTTGGGCGGATCGTCTCCATAATAAATACTGCCTAAGAGAAAAGTAACGGACAATGAGCAAAATAATAGTAACAAAAAGAGACGGAAGTAAAGAGCCACTAATGATTGAAAAGTGGCAAGCTCAAGTAGCGAAAGTCTGTAAAGGTATTGCTGATGTCAGTCAGTCAATGATTGAAATTAAAAGTCAGCCACACTTCTACGACGGCATTACTACTAATGAAATTGACAACATCACCTTACGAGCAATCGTAGATTTGATTGACGTAGAAAATAATCCAGATGTAGGACATACGAATTATCAGTACGTAGCAGGTAAACAACGTTTATCAATGTTGCGTAAAGATGTCTATGGTAATTATGAAGTTCCACATTTATATTCTATCGTAAAGCGAAACGTTGAAATCGGTTTGTACACTCCGGAATTATTAGAGTGGTATACCGAAGACGATTGGAATCGTATGAACGATATGCTCGACCATGAGAAGGATGAACAATATGGATATGCGGCAATTGAGCAGTTGATTGAAAAATATCTAGTACGTAATCGTGCAACAAAAGAAATTTATGAAACACCACAAATTAGATATATTATCGCGGCGGCTACTGTCTTTCACAAAGAAGAGCCAAACAATGCAAGAATGCGTTACATAAAGGAATACTACAATGCGGCTAGTGATGGTTTGTTTACTTTGGCTACTCCTGTGCTTGCAGGGCTGGGTACTCCTACAAAGCAATTTTCATCCTGCGTTCTCATTCGCAGTGATGATGATCTCGATAGTATCTTTGCTTCGGGCGAGATGATGGCCAAGTATGCCAGTAAACGTGCGGGGATTGGATTGGAAATCGGTCGACTACGCCCATTGGGCTCCCCAATTCGCGGTGGCGAAATCATGCATACTGGTATGATACCATTCCTCAAAAAGTGGTTTGGTGATTTACGTAGTTGTTCACAAGGAGGCATTCGAAATGCAAGTGCTACAGTCTTTTATCCCATTTGGCATCATCAGTTTGATGATCTTATTGTACTTAAGAACAATCAAGGAACTGAAGAGACGCGAGTAAGGCACATGGACTATGGAGTTGTACTTTCTAAATTCTTTTGGCGCCGCTTTAAGAATAAGGAAATGATTACATTCTTCGATCCTAATGAAGTGCCCGACTTATATGAAGCATTTTATAAGAACACAGCATTGTTTGAAGAGCTTTATGTTAAGTATGAAAAGCGTAAAGACTTACGCAAGAAAACAATGAGTGCTGAAGAAGTATTTAAAAGCGGTATTCTAAAAGAACGTACTGACACTGGTCGTATCTATCTAGTGTTTATCGACAATGTACAAAACCAAGGACCATTCGATCCTGAGTTCCATACAATTTACCAGAGTAATCTTTGCTGTGAGATCCTATTACCTACTAAATCTTTTAAACGTCTTGATGACGTGGATGGTCGAATTGCTTTGTGTACTCTTGGTAGTATCAACTGGGGAGCTTTCCGTAATCCAGAAGACATGCGTCGTGCTTGTCGTATTCTACAACGCAGTCTATGTAACATTTTAGACTATCAAGACTTTTTATCAATTCAGAGTAAATTAAGTAACGATGAGATACAGCCATTGGGAATTGGTGTTACTAACCTTGCCTACTGGCATGCCAAACGTGGATTGAAGTATGGAGAGAAAGATGCTCTACAAGATGTTAAAAGTTGGATGGAGCATCAAGCCTATTACTTGACAGAAGCCACTGTTGAGTTGGCTAAAGAACGTGGTGCTTGTACACACAGTGATAAAACACGTTATGGTCAAGGCATATTCCCTTGGGAATTACGAGCAGAGGGTGCTAATGAACTAGCAAATTTTACTCCAGAACTTGATTGGGAAACCCTACGAGTTAATATGAAACAGTATGGTGTTCGCAATGCAACCTTAATGGCCATTGCCCCAGTCGAAAGCAGTAGTGTTGTTATAAACAGCACTAATGGAATTGAGTTACCCATGAGTTTGATCAGTACTAAAGAATCAAAAGCAGGATCGTTTACACAAGTGGTTCCTGAATATCATAAACTTAAAAACAAGTATCAAATGATGTGGGAACAAAAAGATTGTGATGGCTATTTGAAGACAGCGGCTGTACTAGCGGCCTATGTTGATCAGGCTATTTCTGTGAATACTTTTTATAACCCCAAACATTTTGCGGATCGTAAAGTTCCAACTACATTGATTGCCAAGAACTTGATGCAAGCACACATGTGGGGCCTAAAAACTTTTTATTATAGCCTTATAAATAAAGCAGGTAGTAAAGCAGATGATGAGATTGCTCCAGTCATGCCACTTGAACAAATCAATTTTGATGACGAAGAAGATTGCGAGGCATGTAAGTTATAATGTTAGAAACAATCTGTAACGTATTACAAGAAGCCTATAAACGAAACTGGATTACCAGTCGCGATGGTAATGTAAGCATACGACATCACGGTCGTGACCATTTTTATATCACCCCAAGTGGTGTGCGTAAGCAAACACTACAACCAGACCAATTTAAGAAAATACAAATTGGCAAGTGGGATAACGGCTTTGGTTCAAACAGCTACAATTGGCAAGAGATTGAATACACTGATATCAGCTCGGCTCTCAAACCTAGTGGAGAAATTCCTCTACACTTTGGTCTACAAAAAGAAATGGGACAACATAGTAATAATGTTAGAGTTATTGTTCATGTGCATCCTACCTACTGTATTGCCGCAATGCACGCCGGGATCGATCTTAGTACTATTAGCGATGCATTTCCAGAACTTAGTCGTTATACTAAGGTAGCACCTAATGTACCTGATGTTCCTCCTATCAGTCAAGAACTTGCTGATCAATGTTTTGACAAATTAGGGTTAGATGGACAAGGCAATATAAAATATGATATCGTAGGGATTAAAGGTCATGGAGTAGTTGCTATTGATACTAGCCCATGGCGTGCCTACGAGCATATTGAACGATTAGAACATATTTGCAAGATAGTGCTTGCATCAGGGAAATATCAATGAGCAAAGAACAATATAATTTAAAAACAAAAACAGACTATTTGAGTCGTAAAATGTTTCTGGATCCAGCAGGCCCAGTTACTATTCAACGATTCGAAGAAGTTAAATACAAGAAGATTGCAGACTTTGAAGCGACAGCCCGAGGCTTCTTCTGGCAACCTGAAGAGATTAGTCTTACCAAAGACGCAAATGACTTTAAGGACGCAAGCGATGCAGTTAAACATATCTTTACCTCAAATCTATTACGCCAAACAGCACTTGATAGTCTTCAAGGTCGAGGGCCCACACAAGTTTTTACTCCAGTGTGTTCCTTGCCCGAAGTTGAAGCTCTCATGTACAACTGGGGTTTCTTTGAAACCAACATCCACAGCAAGAGCTACAGTCACATAATCCGTAACATCTATAATGTGCCCAAAGATGTGTTCAACACTATCCATGATACAGAAGAGATTGTAAGCATGGCATCCAGTGTAGGCAACTACTATGATGCTCTACACGTTATCAACTGCCGTAAAGAATCCGGAGAAAAGATCAATGAACAAACACATATCAAGGCCATTTGGTTGGCTCTTAATGCTAGTTACGCCCTCGAAGCCTTCCGATTCATGGTGTCATTTGCTACTTCTCTCGCTATGGTAGAAAACAAGATATTTATTGGTAACGGCAACATTATCAGTTTGATTCTACAGGACGAATTGCTACACAAAGGTTGGACAGCCTATTTGATCAATCAAGTGGTCAAAGAAGATTCAAGATTTGCTGAAGCTAAACTGGAATGTGAAGCTGAAGTTTATAACTTATACCTGGACGTTATACGTGAAGAAAAACAATGGGCAGACTATTTGTTTAGTAAAGGCCCAGTGATTGGACTTAACGCAAACATTCTAAAAGACTTTGTGGATTACACAGCAGTTTCAGCATTGAAAGATATTGGTATCAAATATCAACAAGCCGCACCAAGAACTACACCAATTCCTTGGTTCAATAAACATGTCAACACAAGCAGTAAACAAACTGCATTACAAGAATCAGAATCAACCAATTATGTAATTGGAGTCATGTCAGAAGGCATTGACTATGATGCCTTGCCTGCATTATAATAGTAAAAAGGAAAGAAATATGTCAAAAGCGATAGTATGGAGCAAAAACGCCTGCCCATTTTGTGATCAAGCTAAAAACTTGCTCAAAATGAAAGGCATAGAATTTGAAGAAAGAAATATCAACAAAGATTATACACGTGAACAGTTACTAGAAGCAGTACCCAATGCCAGAACTGTTCCACAAATATTTTTAGACGATAAATTAATAGGCGGGTTCACAGAACTCAAGAAACATTTCGAAAAGGTCTAATATGTTAATCAATAAAGGTATCGCACAAGGAGAAGTTGTAACAATCAAAACCACAGCAGGTGAAGAGATTGTTGCCAAACTAATAGAAGACGGTCCGTTAGGTGTTAAAGTTAGCAAGCCTTTGTGCTTGACAGCAACTAAAGATGGAATTGGTCTAGTACCATTTTTATTCACTACAGATCCAGATGCAGAAATCACCATCAATAAAAATAGTATAATGGTATTAGCTCCAACAATCAAGGACGCCGCAGATCGTTATACAGAACAAACAACCGGCATTAAATTAGCTTAAGGAGAATACATGTCAAAATATCAAGAATTCACAGCATTAGTAGAAGCAATGGAAGGCGACTTTGAAAAGTTCTACGACAAAGGTGTAAACGCCGCAGGCACTCGTGTTCGTAAGCACTTGCAAGAGTTAGCCAAACTATGTAAAGATACACGTAACGATGTAACAGCAGTTAAGAATGCTCGTAAAGAAGCCAAATAATAAATGACGCTTAACGTTGTATCACTTCCTGCAACTACTACTATAGACTTAAACAAAGCCTTCACAATGCAAGGCATGTTTGACACAGTCTATGGTAGTTTGCCTAACGATCCAAAATATACTGTAACAGGTATCAGTTTTGAGTTTTTAGGTATGAGTTGTAAATCGTCAGGGGTGTTTGATACATACGCTGATATCAAAGAAGCAATTTCTCGTCTTTATAACTACTGCATGAAAAGTTATTTAGAACCTATTTGGAAATTATTAAATGCATTGCTCAAAGCATTAGAAGCAGTTGTTGGCAGTTTATTAAATGTTGATTTATCATTGCCAGTTTTAAATTTAACAGTGAGTGATTTGTTTAGTGATGATTTATATGAAAAGTTAATAGTATCTGTTACAAATTTATATAACACAGCTATAGACGATCTAAAACATCTTTTAAATTTATTGGGCATACCATTTCAACCATTTAGTGGAGTTGATTCTCCTCCTGTTGATATTCCTACTATTTGTAAAAATATTCTAGTGAGTCTGTGGGGTTCTTTAATTCAAAAAATAAAAAGTATTCTGGATGCAATCAAACTAGGCCTGACAGCGTATGATTATATTACAGAACAACCTAGTCCTCCATTTACTTGGTCTACTATTTGGAATTCTGCTGTCAACGCAATATTAGAAGAAGTATTGTTTTTGTTTGAAACTGGTGGTCCAACAGTCCAGGAAATATTGGATGCCCTAATTGCGGCATGTAAAGCGGCTTTAAATAAAACAGTTGTAACCGCAGAGGATCTTATTAACTATGTTAAAAATTTTAGATTGCCTGTAATAGGAAAACCATTTGATTGGCTGTTTCCGTTGAATCCACATGTAGATTTTCCTTGGAAAGATATTAACCAGCTATTAGCTGATATGAAATTATTCATTGCTAATTTTTTAGCAGGAATTTTAGCAGAATTTATAAAAGCAATCGAT